AAACATGACAAAGAAAAAAATTGTGTCTGATATCATTGATGAAATCATCAGTCTTACAACACCAAAATCTAAAGAAGAAATAGAACAACAAATCATGCAAGATAAGATTAACTATCTTATATGGCAAGTCGGAGTTGCAGTCAAAGATCTGCAAGAAGAAGTAGACAAACTAAAACAATCAACTAAGGAGGCCATATGACAGACAAATGTGGATGTGAAAAAGACACAGTTAAAAAACAAAGTATAAATCAGATGTTAGATGAACTAATAAAAGAACAAAAACTAGACGCAACTAAAAAATTGGTTAATACATTGGTTGTTGATACTTTATATGCTATTTCTAGTTCTATGAAAGATAAAGCTGATTACCCTGATTATAAATTGAAAACTGCACGTTGCGGTAGAACTAAATATAGTAACGATTTTGTTGAGGCTTTTGAGCCAATGCTCAGAAAAAAAATAATCAAAATGATAAAGGAGGCATCATGAAGCTACCAGATATGTTAGAGGATCTACATCATAAAAAGATAGGTGATGCGTATTACTTTCCAAACATGGATAATAACTTTTATCATAATGGACCAGGCATATCTTCTTCACACATTAGAAGATTTAGCCAAAGTCAGCTTCATGCATTAGAAGAAGTTATAGAACAAACACCAGCTATGAACTTTGGATCTGCTGCACATTCATTAGTTGTAGAGGGAGAGGGAGCATTCTTTAGTGATGTAGTCACTATTACAGGATCTCCATATACCAATACCAATAAAGAACTTAAAAAAGAAAGTCTTGCTAAAGGACTTGCTGTTATTAATGAAAAAGAGAGAGATACCATATATAGCATGGAAAACAGCTTAGTAACGGAAGCGAGAGCTTATCTAAATCCAGATAAAGAGTATCCTAGCACTTTTGATGCACCCTACGAGGTGTCTATATTCTGGTATGAGCAAGATTTATTGTGTAAGACTAGAGCTGACGTAGTTTTAAACCCATTTGATAAACCACACGGGGAAAACGCCATAGTGCTTGTAGATTATAAAACTACCAGCGATTGTTCTGTTAGAGGATTTACCAATTCAGTAAGACGATACTCGTATGATCTACAAGCTGCATGGTATAAACGTGGCTTTGAACGTGCTGGTTTCCAGGTGCATGACTTTGTGTTTGTAGCACAAGAAAAGAAACCACCATATGCAAGTAAAGTATTTAAGATGAATCATACCGACATGGAAGTAGGTTGGAACTTCTTAAGTGATTACTTAGAGGAATACAACAAAGTAGTATGGAGTGGTGGCAAGCAAGCAACTATATACAACAGCCCAAACGTTGTTGAGTTAGATACTGGTAACTTTTATAGAGAGGAACAAAATGAACAAAGCTAAATTAAAAGAGATACAAATAATATGAATTGTTGGCATTGTGGAACAAAAGTAATTTGGGGAGGAGACCATGATATTGGAGATGAGAACGAAGAATATGACATTGTTACTAACTTATCTTGCCCAAATTGTGAGGCATATATTGAGGTTTATTTACCAAAGGAGAAAAAACAATGAACATACTACAAATGATTAAAGACTATTTAGAGGAAAAGAATAGCAGGAATGAGTTAGTAGATCCTGAAACATTGCTTGAAGAAATAGAGGGATGGGAAAGAGATAATGACTAAATGGCATGGTGGCAAAGGCGACAAACCAAGGCCTAAAAGCCCAGATAAATGGGATAAAGGTTGGGAAAAAATATTTAACCAAGCCAAGAAAAAAGTTAAAAAGGAAAAACAAAATGAAAACTAGAACACTTACAGGCATAGAACATATTAAAAAATGCACTTCACAAGGAACAGGTGGGCGAGGCCGTAGAATTAAAATTTCTACATCCCACATGAACAAGTCAAAAAAAAGGTCATACAAAGCATATAAAGGACAAGGAAGGTAAATAATGACAGATAACGTAAACCACCCACCACACTACAAGAAAGGCTCTATTGAGTGCATAGACGCAATAGAATCAGCTTTAAGCTTTGAAGAATTTAAAGGTTATTGCAAGGCTGCAGCTTTTAAATATATTTGGAGAGAAGATCATAAAGAAGCAAATATACAGGACATAGACAAAGCAATATGGTATCTCACCAGGTTGCGTAATAAGCTGGAGAATAGGTAATGGATATAAGTTTTTATGCAGTAATCGGTGTATGTCTTTTATTTATATATTCTTATTTGGAGAATAACAAATGAAAAAAAATGAATTAATAAATAAAAGATTAGCACAGGCAAAAATAAATTTTTTTGGTGATTTTAATAATTTTACTCGCTATGTTGCACAGAAAAAAATAGATGTAGAAAAATTAGAAAAAACAAAAGAGGCCATAAAAGAACAAATACAAAATAATTATTCTAACTTAACCAATGAAGGCTTAAAAAGCTTATATGAAAAACTAGGACATAATCCTAAATCATGCGAAGAGTGTGGTATTTATTTTGTTGATTACTCAAAAGGTAATGTAGCAAGATTTTGTTGCGAATCATGTAGAGGCATTAATTGGAAAAATAAAACAAACTATTACAATGAACATAGAAAAACAAATAAAACAAACTGAAAAGAAACTAAAAGAAACAAGAATAAAAGCACAGCAACTACAAGATGAGGTGTTTTTGTTAAAAGTAGAACTAAAAAAAAGGGGCTCAAAGCCCCTTGATTCTTAAACTAATTACCATTAAAAAGGAGGTATAGCTTCTTTAGGTGGATTCATATCTGAATCAGCTTCTGGTAAATACAATCTGATTTTAGTCTTCTTAGTATTTACTACACCATTATCACCCTCAAACTGATCATCAATTTGCTCAGTTTTAAGTATTAGTTTTTTACCCACAAAGTCACTATGACTCTCTGGATACTTTTTAAAGCCAACAGCTTTTGTAAGCCTGGTAAATATTTCCGTGCTTATTCTTTTGTTGTCTTCGTTGGTAGCCCACAAGTTATACCATTCGTTATGATCACGATATTTGCCACCATCTAATTGAAATGTAACTTTCAAAGTGTGATTGCCTGCTTTAGACTTATATTTGTCTGTAGCAATAATCGTTGCATTGTGTTCACCATCAGGTGCTAAAGGAGTGCCAGATGACATTTCCTCTAGATTTTCAAAAAATTCTACATCACCAAAATCAGACATATTATTCTCCTTTATTGTCGTTAGTTAATGAAAACCCTAATTTTTCAATTAGAGCACTTATATTAGGCTGTTCAAAGTTATCAAGCTTACCACTACGATCCTTTGCTTTATAGCCCTGTCCATAGACAGTTTGCAACCATCTATTTTGAATATTCTTACCCTCATCATCTTGATCTTCAATAATGCGTAAAGCAAGAACTTCATCAAAGAAATAGGTAATTGACTCGCCTAACTTAGTCCCAACCATTTTAGGTGCGTGTCTAAGTATGCCGTCATCATTGACTACATCTTCTTTGCATAAAAATAAAACGTGCATATTTAGATCTCTAAAAGCACGCATTAAATTTGTAACGGATTCCTGGACATTACCATATGCCATACGTGGATCTTTGCTACGAGATTTCTCCCATGTTAATAAGATCTCACTTATTTCAGATACTGAATCTAAACACACAGTATCATATTGTAATTTACCAGACTTCAAAGCATCATGAAGTTCCATAACTTCTGCTGCTTCTTTTACTTCTATAGCCTCAACGTTGTCTGCATCTTTAATAGATAACAGTCCAGCTTCAGCACTTATAACAAGAACTTTGCCAGGACAAGTTTTAGCTAATGTTGTTTTCCCTGCTCCAGCCATTCCATACACCAAGATTTTTGCACCTTGATCTTGAACTAACTTTTGCGGAGATACTATTCTACTTGATAATTCCATCTTCAATCTCCTTTAAATTAAAATTAACTTGCATATTATATACTACTTATCTACAATATGTGAATATTTTTTCAATAAAAGTTACGAGGAGAAAAAAATGGAAGATATAAACAAAGAAGATTTAATATGGCAGGCCAACTATTATCATAGAATAAAGTCACTATCATCACAAAAATTAAAAGAATTTGAAACGTTAGGAGTCAAACCTAATCATACAGATAGAGTAGTTAAAAGATATACTCTTAGAGAATACATTGAATTTCTTGGGCAAAAGAAAGCTGCTGAAGATTTTGGCTGTTCTGAAGCTTCATGTAAATCATGGAGATATGGTTATAGGCAACCAACCATTAATCAAGCCAAACAAATAATAAAAGCTACTGAAGGCAGATTAGATTTTGAATGTATCTTCGGGTCAGTAAATGATATAGAACAAGAAGCTTAGTGTGTTTCAGCTTAACATTACTGAGGAAGATACATCCTTAGAGCAAGCACTTGCATATTATGACGATGGTTATAACGTAGTTCCTTTACAAAGATCTAATAAAAAACCACCACCTTTTCTAGGGAGCTGGGAAAAATATAAAGAAGTAAGGCCTGATAGAGCCCTTGTAGAGTCATGGTTTAAAGGTAGGGACAATCTTGTTGTAGCTTTAGTATGTGGTAAATTTATTGTAGTAGATGCTGATTCACCAGAAGCGATGGATTGGGTAGATAAGAATATGCCTGCTTGTCCATTTAAAGTTATAACTGGTAAAGGTATGCATTACTATTATAACAATCCACAAAACTATACCACTTTTGCCACAAGAAGAACTCCTGAAACTCCAATAGAAAGATTAATAGATATAAGAGGTGTTGGTGGCTTAATTATTGCACCTTGGAATAGACACGCTAACGGCCAAATATATAAACCAATAACTTTTCCTGATTGGAAAATACATGATCATAATGATTTACCAGATTTTACAGAAGTTGAATTTCAAAAAATAACAGGCGTTCCAAAAACAGAAACAGGAGTACAAACTGCACCATTTTCATTGGATGGTGTTATGGAGGGATCAAGAAATGATGGAGCTGCAAGAATAGCTGGTTATTTAATATCTAAGAATGTAAATATACAATTTGTAAAAATATTTTTGCAGAACTGGAATAAAAATAATAATCCACCGTTACCACAAACAGAGATAGATAGCGTTGTAGAAAGCGTCAAAAACACTCACGATAGAAAGAACAGGATAGCACCATTATTCATTCAAGCTTCAGAAAGCATACAGAAACCAAAAGATTTATTCAACCCACCAGGACTATTAAAAGATATGTTTAAATTTTGTGAAGAGATAGCACAAGTGCCACAACCAGAATTATCTCTCATAGGTGCATTGGCATTAGCTAGTGTTACTTGTGGACGTATTTATAGAACCAACATGAATAACTTTTCTTCTATGTATTTCATGGGTATAGCTAAATCTGGTCAAGGTAAAGAAAACATTAAAACATTTGTTGAGTCTGTGTTAAACGCTAGTGATCACGAAAAGCTTGTAGTGGGCGATGGTTATACATCAAGTGGTGCTGTGCACTCTGTATTAAAGATGAGGCCTACACAAATAACCATTATGGATGAGTTTGGTAAAAGATTAGAGGCAATCGGTGCATCCACCAATACAAATAGAGAAGATGGTATCCAAACACTTATGGAAGCTTGGGGGCGTTGTCATGGTACTTTGCGACCAGATAACTACTCACTTATGAATGTTCAGGAGCAATACAAAGAAATGATGATGAGTCGTGTGACACATAAACCAGCCATAACATTAGTTGGTTTGTCAGTACCAAAGAATTTTTATAAAGCATTAAATGGTGGCAGGATTGCAGACGGGTTTTTAAATCGTTTTGTAGTTGTTGAATCTACAGAGCCAAGAAGAGTGGGTGAACTTAAAAAGTTTAAATCACCACCAACCTCTATAGTGAATTGGGTTAATTATGTTAGAAGAACAAGAGGAACTATGACTGATTTATCTAGGGATAATTCAGAATTAGATTTAGATCAAATAGTATTAAACTTTGATAGAGAATCAGAGGAGATACTACAAGACTTTGCAAGAGAGATAGTTAAACGACAAGATATACTAGAAAAAGATAACCTAGAGCCACTTCTAAGCCGTTCTAAGGAAAAAGCTATGCGTTTGTCTTTGTTATGTACTCTTGCGTCAAATGCAGACGCTACAGCCATTACAGGAGATATTACACGCTGGGCTGTAGATTTTATTAGATATTACGATTTATTG